CTCCAACACCACCACCTTGAGCACCAGTATTAGATGTGAAGAAGTTGTATTGGAACTCTACATCAAACTGTTCGATCGCATTTTGTTGTTCGAAATCTAATCCGATAGCAGAAATGTTAGTAGGATAGGCATCGACAAACTTGTAAGTCTTGATAATAGCACCAGAACGATCTAGTTGGTGAACCTGCATATCTACTTGATAGTCTGTAGGATTTGTACGACCAAGAGTAGTATCATAGTTCTGAATACCAGACTGCCACTGTTCTAATGCATTACGGATACCGAATGTGGTATCGTTATAGATCGTCACAGTCCATGGTTGGAATGTACGCTCACCAGCAAAGTTAACTGGACGTCCTTTAAAGAGAACAGAAATGTTCTCTAAAGTAGACGCTGGTAACTGAGCAGCTTTGCACAAGAACTGTGCACGCTGACCAGCTACTGGACCAAGTGTAACGAATGAAGGGAAGGTTAATTCAACACGGAACTGATTAGGGCGAGCACCGCCACCAATCATCTGTGATTTGAAATCAGCAATATTTGCCATTTAATTCTCCTTTGTTCTTTCTCTTATTTATTCTGAATTACGCACCAACTTCGCTGAAGTTAATACCAGAGCGAGCAGCAACAAAGTTCAGAGTAATGTAGTTGATAGAACGATTTGGCTTAACGAAGATGTCAGCAACGAATTCGTTTCCGTCAATAACCTGCGCTGTGTTGTTTGTATCATCACACTTCACACGGAAGTCAGTGATACCACGACGACCTTGAACATCACGTAGGAATGGTTCGATCAGGTTCTTGAATTGTGCACGAGTGAATGGATCATTGAACTCGAACAACTGATACTTAGCAGCAGTAGCAATCGCCTTTTCCATAACGATGAATAGACGACGTACGTTAATGCGATCGAATGCACTTGGCTTGTTCAATAGAGTCTTATCACCGTAAAGAACAGTACCTTCTCCTGGGAATGTTACAACTGGGTTAACACCAGCTTTGTAGATAACATCACGATCTGCTTTGTTTAGAGTAGCTGCTAGTTTAACAACACTCTTAACTTGACCACGATTCAAACCACCTGGAGAGAACCATGGATCTTGTTGGTTATCAACACGAGCACATAGACCAGCGATGTCACCATTCAATGGAATCCAACGATATACATCATTGTAACGATCGTACTGATATTTGTAACCAGAGTCAAGCACAGCATAAGAAGTGCTTGGTAGTGCATTACGGTAAGCAACGATTTGTGTTGTAACTGTAGCACCATTACCAACGATTGGGTCACCAGTAGTCATGTTCTGTGGAGATGCAAACACTACGCAGTCAAGACGAGTAGTTGCAACAGAAGCGATTACGTTAGTAACAGTAGAAGCAGTTGCCTTACCCATCATAACCAATGAGATATCGTATTGGCTATCGTCAGCGAACAATGCGTATGCAGATTCAATCTGACCAGCAGTAGGTGTCAAACCATCAATACCACCAGACAATGAACGAGTAACAGGTGTGTTGATAGTAGCAAATGATGTTGATAGGCTAGAAGTACCCCAGTTAGTACCAGCAGTTGGGTGATCCATCCAGAAGATGTATTCTGAATTAGAGTTAATTACGTTCTTGTAGTAATTGTTAGAACCATCTGGTTTCTTAGCATCAGATGCTTTAGATGCATAAGCAAATTTTTCTAGGACATATCCTGGGACACCAGTGAATTGACCATCTTCATCGATAACGATAATATGTAACTCATCGTTTGAACCATTGTTCAATGAAGTTGTTGAAGAAGTTCCTGGAGCAGAATCAAAGTTGTCTTTGTATGTCCAGGTAGCCCATGAAGCAGAGTCACACATAGAAACTAACAATGAGTTTCCTAGAGTTCCTGGGCAACGTGCAGCGAATTCACCAACAACCGCTTGGCCATTAGCATATGAATTCAAATAGTCACTAGTGTTGTTAATTTTTAGACCACCAACAATAATGGTAGCTGTTGCTTGTGCAGCAGTTCCCATAAACATTAGTGTTGCAGATCCGTTTGTTACAGAACCTGATGTATGAGTTGGAGCAGTAGTACCAGTTGTACCAGCTGTAGTTACTGTATATAATCTACCACCAGAAGAAACATATGCATTTAGAGCCAATGCTGTGTTAGCAGACCATGCAGTTCCTTGATTATCACCAGCGAACGCAACAGTAATTGTTGGAGCAGCAGTATAACCAGCACCTGGATTTGTAACAGTAATACCAGTAATTGTAGCAGTACCTAGAGAAACTGTACCAATCTGTGCGTTAGTACCATTACCAGTAATGTTAATTGTTGGAGCAGAGGTATAACCAGATCCACCATTTGTAACAGTAATACCAGTAATAGAACCTGCAGAAATTGTAGCAGTACCAGTAGCAGTAACACCACCAGCAACCTGCGGTGCGCTAAATGTCAAAGTAGCTGCAGTATAACCAGTACCTCCGTTTGCAACAGTTACACCAGTAACAGAAGCACCAGAAGAAATTGCAGTACCAGTAGCAGCAATACCACCAGTAATTTGTGGGTTGCTAAAGGTAACAGTAGGTAAAGAAGTAGGATCGTAACCTGAACCAGCATTGGTCATGGCTATAGATGTTACTGTACCTGTTTGTGTAGAAACGGCATTTCTAGCTGCAGTAACATCAGCACGACATACGATCAGTGCGTTTGTATAAGACAGGAAGTTCGCTGCAGTAAAAAATGATTGGGCATTCGCATCGACTGGCTTACCGAAGTAACGAACTAATTCGTTTTCAGAGCTAACTTGAGTTGGAGCCAACACTGGACCCCACTGGAACGCACCAGCAAAAGCCCCACGAGAGCTAGATACAGCTGGAACGATTGATGTGAAATCTTTTTCTACGACTGCAACGCCTGGAGATAATTGGAAAGGCATTGTAATTCTCCTTGTTAATAAGTTTTTACTCTAGACAGAAAATCGTGTCTACATTTTATTTAGTTTTTACAAGTTTTCAATTCAAAAATTGAGTGGAGCCTTCTCTGGACTTCCATCGTCATAGAAACCGAATGGTGTCAATTCCTCTTCAATCGCCTGTATTTGTTTCTTATACATGATCTCTCTAAGGTTTATATTATTTAGTTCTTTGAAATACGGCTGAGTTGTAACCCATCCAAAGAGCACCAGTGGCATCACTAAGTCATCATGATAACCCTCATCAGCAGCATAAGATCCTTTAGACTCGATAAATGTAGAGATTTCAGAGATAGTATCTGCGTCAGTTATTAAAAGTTTGTTTTCTTCGACTAAAGATTTGAAGTTTTGACATCCAATTCGTTTAATCTTCTTATCAGTGTTAACACCCAGTTGAGTCTTACCTCCACCGAATCCACCACCGATATACTGCCCCATTGTATGACGATTTACGAATAAGATGTTTTCGTATTCAAGTTCAGTGTACAGGATGTGGGCAACCTGTTCACTGGTGTTTATTTCCACAAGAACATACGCTTCGTTATATTCTTTACCAATCTTGTATATTACGTTTGGATACAATAGTGGACTAATCTCATTATTGCGGTATTTTGCAACAACTCTGTATGGAGTCTCAGTTATATCGATAATCTGGAAAGCAGAATAGTCACCACCAACACCCTTAGCCACATCACAAACCATACAATATACATGACCAGCACTAGGTTTAGCGTAAACATCCAATCCATCTTTAGTGTAAATGATAGGATCGACTGGCATCTTAGCGATAACATCAGCAGAAATAAGGGTTAAACTGGAACCCAAGAACTTACAAGCAACCTCTTGATTGTACTTGAGTTCACCCAGCATAGCCTTCTGTTCAGCAGCCCACTTCTCATCACGTCCTGGAATTTCCCAGTAAGGGATGAATAGAGGAACGAAACCATTTCGACCATTCTCTGCATCGTTCCAAAACTTCCAGAAGTGATTGTAACCAAGTGGAGTGGAAGATAGAAGAATCTTAGTAGTCTGACCAGCAGAAATTGTAGGATAAACAGATGTAAAGAATTCCTCGGCAACTTGGTTAGGAATAATCGCAGCTTCGTCAACGTATAGTAAGTTGACAGATTTACCACGAATACCCGAAGTAGAAGTCGCTGAAGTGAATACTTTAGATCCATTCTCTAATTCTAAGTCACCCTTGTTCCAAGTAGTGACACCCTGTTGCATCCACTTTGGAAGCAACTCATACATAGTCTGATAACGATCCAAAACTTCTCGAGCAGCAGTCGCTTTGTTGGCGAGAATAGCCACAGACTTGTTTGGTTGGAATAAAGTATACCAGAGAATATAAGCAGCTGATGTTGTAGTCTTACCCTGCTGACGACCTTCCATCAAAATAACTCTGCGGTTATTATGAATAACGTCTAGTTTATTTTTCTGACAATCATACAACTTGAATAGTTGTAGACCATGGTCCAGTGTTACGATATAGCAATAGTTTTCAATAAAGTAAATGTAATCTTGAGCACACTTAATGTACTCTTTGATATTGTCTGGAGTAAACTCTACAGTTACACCAGCAGCTTTTAAATTCGAATTCGAATTATAAATTTCTGCCATGATTAAAAATTGCTAGTCCAATCCTCTGATGCTACAGTGGCTGTTGTAACATCACCCTCTGCTGTATAAATTCTATTTGGATTTGAAAGATTTTCGTTTTGACCAACATTGGCATTAAC